TTAATCCAGCGCACACTATCGAGGTGCAGTACAATTGTCCGGACGCCTGTTACCGTTGACATCAGCCGGCCCTAAGGTGGGTTCTATACTGGACTGTATGGATTACGGGGTCTGTCCGTACCATCGTCCTCCGGATATACCGGATAATCATTAGGATTAGTCGTCACTGGCATTTGCACCGCATTTAGCACGTTTGGCCTTGGTCAACGCTCCAAAGTCTACAGGCCATTCTTGTCCAGGTTGTAATTCTTTAGCATTTGGTGGAAATGCAAATTGTACTCCTGCCATTGTTTGAAGTTGACTAATTGGTAAACGGAATTTAGTTAGATCGTTACCTAAATTGGGATATGGTGCTACGTGTGGGAATCCCCAGCCCGCCACTTCATTGGTTTGATTGTTAATAACAATTTTATAAAAACCATGCGGAACAACTACACCAGTACCAATTTTCTTATCTTGTGCATTATATATTCCACCAACATAAATTGTATAACTTTGATTGCGTTGTACTGCCCAGCCACGTACACTAGTTTCTAGTAGTTTCCAAATACCACGATTCAGTGAACCTGCTTGTGGACTCATGTTGGTCATTAAAAAACTTTCGAACTCTACTTGAACATCCCAAGATAAATCACCGTCTGGGCTCATGTGCCCTTTGTCATATCCAGTACCAGCATAGTCATCTGGACGAGCACCTCCAGGAACTGATTGGTCGGCTGCAAAAGCATTAGTACGAGCAACACAACCAAGAGCGTTTTGAGGTAGTAGTTCATAAGTTACATACTTAGGTAGTTTAGCAGCAGCATCATATCCAACTAGATAGGCTTGACGGCAAATAGGCATCACTCCACCTGTTTGTGGAAATCCATAAGGGGCATGTACTCGACATGTCTGTGGATCTTGTGGAGCACGTTGGGTCCAAGCGTGAGCTAGACTTGTGGCTGCTAGCAAAAGCACGAGTAGATATTTTTTCATGGTAGTCCTTAATTAACTACCATTATTTATGTTATCTACGCACGAAATGATAGTCCCCATCCGGGCCGTTATTGCTAAACAATCCCAGACAATCATAGCCAATTGAATCCATATAAGCAATTACAGTATCCTTCAATGGAGCACCTTTATTGTATTCTACTATCTGCAATTCTAATATAATATGTTTGGCTGTTTTAATAGTTTCCTGAGCACCTTTAAGTACATCTAATTCTGCTCCCTGTACATCCATTTTAATTAGATCAGGGGGTGGAAATTGTTTGAGATTTACTATAGCATCTAATGTAATAGTTCTAAGTTTTTTTAGATACTTATCTGCATATAAATGGGCTGCGGCGGGCTGTATTTCTGCATTTTCTCTGTAATAACTATTGCCTCCGGGGGCCTCATCATTTTGATAGAAATCTACTTCCTTTCCGCTTTCATTACTTAATACACCAATATGATACTTTACACCTGCTTCTTGATATAAGAATTCATGTACATCCGCTGCTTCAAATGCAATTACTTCTGATTCAGGCCAAATAGTTTTAACCCTATCAGTCCAATGTAATACACATGCTCCAACATCATATATAACTTTTGGTTCTAATCCTTCATTTTTTAATTTGTTTAGATATTCGATGTGTGCTGGAGGAAATGGATACGGATCACGCAAATCTCTTAAGAACTGTTTAATATCAACTACTTCTGCGGTGGTGTTTATTACCGGTATAGTAGTATCTACATTGAATGTAAAACTACCAGTATGACGACATAAGATACTAGGATCTGCCCAAATTTTAAATCCATTATCTTTTGCTTTTCTACAAAAATCTACATCTTCGGATACTGTGTCATTTATGCTTAATGCACTATAATATTTAAATTGAGGATAACCTATTTTACGCATAACTTCTGCTTTAATCAGCGCACATCCAAATCCACAACCTGCTACTTCTACTAGGGGCCTGCCTTTTAATTTTCCATATGGCATATTAGCAACCCCGCCCGTAGGAGTAGGTTCGTAAATTTCTAAAATATGCTGACCTGGTTTTCTCTGTATATACAATCCACTTACTACATCTTTATCATGTGCTAACATCTTAACCAATGTATCCGGTGCAAATGCAATATCACTATCTACAGATAATAGATAATCATATCCCTTAACTACCCAATCTGCAATTAAGTTACGTATTTGATCTATGTTATATCCAAAGAAATATTGAAATGTAGTTTCATATCCATCGGGTACTATTAAATCATATATACTTTTAAATGTATCTGGCTCAATATTTTTAGCTGTGGGTATTGCTATAAGTATATTTTTTTTAGGTGTGTTCATTTTATTAACTATCTCTTTTGCATTTTTATTTTGTTCATCTCCATTAACCTTGTAATCATTTAATGGACTGGCATCGTTGTAATTATATACTATGTCTTGTATGCATTTTACTTTATTTGGATCTGCTTGTTCTATCAATGCATAAAATACACTGCCATCACCGCCTGCTTTATACCAATTACCTTTACTATCCTTAAATAGGCTATCATCTATATTATTTAGAAGATGTTTTTTAAATGTTCGTAAATGTGTATAAGGTAATATCCAATTAAAGTGATGTTCTCTATACGATTTATTTTGTTTAACTGCTTCTGGATATGGTTGGCTAATTAATGGAATATCATCAATCATGCTCCAACATGAACCATATGTAAATTCAGTGGTTCCATCATATATAGAATTATAATATGATAACACAGTATTGTCATTAATTAAGCTATCATCTCCATCAAGCAACATTACTATACTATCATCACTGATCATGGATCTAATATTTTGTATCTGATTCCTAACTGCGCCTAAATTTTCTTTATTAGATATAACAGTAAATTTACTCCGTATATCTTCAGGAAGAACATTTAATGTTGATATTATAACATCAATGGTATTATCAGTACTTGCATCGTCAATTAATATATGAACATAATTATCATAATCTTGTGCAGCTACACTGAGTATGCATCGAGTTATATAATTGGCACAATTATAGAATGGACTAATAATTGCTATTTTTTGTTCATTGCCTGATTTGTAATTTTCTAATTCTATAGTATTAGTAAATCTTCTATTCCAAATTTTATGTACTCTGCGATTAATTTTTGATACAGCACGGTATTCGTCTCTTGACAAATATTTTCCTACTTTATGTACCATGTACTGTTTCCACTGCAATGCTACACTATCCCATCCTGCTATATCTTTAACAATATTACAATAATATTGTTTTTGTTGATGTAGATATTTGTTATGATATGCTTGTATAGTTAAACTTACAAACTTATCAATTTGCTCAGGTGTGTTTATATCAGTAAATAATGAATTAGGTTCAACAGCATAATCCATTAGATAACATGCACCTTCTAGTGCAATTTCTTCCAATGCTCCAAATCTACACGTGATAATAGGAGTATTGTATAATAGGCTTTCTAATGATGATATACCAAATGTTTCTGGAAATATTGAAGGGTATATCATGAAACTAGCTTCAGTAAGTATATCAGCAATTTCTTGTTGAGATATAACTCCTGTATATTCTATACCTAGTTCTTGATTCCTTGGATCAACGGACATTATGCGCCAGTCTTTTTCTTGCTGATCAGGTTCTGAGCTTTCACTAAATCTATAATATCCACCTATGACTTTTAATCTAGCACTAGGTATATGTGCTTTAACACGTGGCCATATTTGTTTAATCAATGGAACCATACCCTTGGTCACACTTGCATTATAAACAAACAAGTTAGGATCTTTGGATTTTATATCAACTTCTGCTTTAAAATAGCGAGCACCGTTACGTGTGATAAACAATTTACGTTTTAGTACTTCGAAATTACGCCTGCGTCCGTGATTACAATTAGCTACATAGGTTAAATGGAAATCACTGAGAGTAAAAATGTCAGTGATACGATTTGCGGTTGCAAGTTCTTCTATGAGATTATCCCCGAGACAAAATGTATCGTGCATCCACAATATACGCATTTTAGCTCGGCTAACAATTCTATCATATAAATTCATATGTTGGAAAGGAGTAGCCCGTCCATCACCTAATTTATGATAGTCTTCGGGTTTGGTAAAAGGTATTATTGTTCTGGAACTTATAACGATATCAAATTCGTGATCCAACGCTAGATCACCAAGTGGTCGATATTCTACTCCGTTAAAATTTCCAGAATGGGCATGATCGATTCCACAGTTATTAAAAATAGTTACTGAAAATCCGAGATTGTTGAGTTCTCTGGACATCAAGGTAACCGCACTTTCACTGCCACCAAGCCCTTGATTATCCACAGTATCACCATCGTATGGAATACCAATTATATCTATAATAGCAAGTTTCATATGCTATTAATTATACATTCTTTAACCTTGAGGTCAAATTATTTGAGTTGTAGTTTCTGTATAGGTGGAATAAATGCAGTAGTATAACGTGCTATACCATTTGTGATTCTTAGATCATCTATATATCCGTTAAATGGTAAATTATTATACGTTTGTGCGATATATTTAAATGGAACTGTTATGCTTGTACTATTTGTCGCAGTAGAAATAGGAATACCATTATTGTACATATATAGTATTCCATTATTTCTAACCACTGCTATGTGTGTCCATGCATTAAGTATCACCGTAGCAGTTACAAGATTTGAAGTATTTTCTTTCCATGCTATTTGCGGACCACCATAAATTGTTGTTCCATTGAATCCAAAACGTATTAATCCTGCACCATCACCTGTTGTTCGTGCATCTAATAATGCAGGTGCATTTCCTGTATTATATG